CAGTAGGATTTAATGAGTCTTTACTTTTATTTTCTGATACAGCACAATATAAATTAGATAGTGCAGGAGATACTATATCCCCTACTACAGCTATACTTAATGAAGTATCTTCTTTTGAACATGATGATTCAGTACAGCCTGTATCAGCAGGTAAGTTTGCATACTTTGCACAAGCTAGAAACAATAACACTGCAATTAGAGAATACTTTGCAGATGATGATACATTAACAAATGATGGATTAGATATTACAGTTTCAGTACAAAGTCTTATACCTACTAATGCTTATCAAATTGTTAGTAACACTACAGAAGATACATTAGTTGTATTGTCTTCAGACACAGCAGACTCACAAACTGCACCTTATACATCAGGTACAGCCGTAGCTCCAACTAATGCAGACACAATGTTTATATATAAATATTTCTTTGACAGAGGTGAAAAGGTACAAACAGCGTGGGCTAAGTGGGAGTTTAGTGGTGTTAAGATATTAGGTGCTATGTCATTAGAAAGTTTTTTATATGTAATGGCGGCAGAAGGTACAAATACAAAATTATTTAAAATAGATTTAAGAAATTTAAAAGACACAACATTAGGACATGGGGTGTACTTAGATATGAAAACGTCAGTTACAGGTACGTATGACAGTGCAACAAACTTAACTACGTTTACGTCACCGTATGGTGCAAGAACAGGATTAATAGCAGTAGATAGAACAAATGGTGCTAATTATACAGCCACAAATACAACAGGCTCTACATATACTATAGTAGGTAATCATACCTCGTTATTTATAGGTGTACCATATACTTCTGTTTACAGATTGTCTACTCCCTATATCAGAGAAAATACTGGTAGAGGATTAGTAGCAGTAACTTCAGGAAGATACCAAGTTAGAAATATATTATTTAATTTTGAAAACTCTGGTTTCTTTAAAGTAGAAGTTACACCTAACAATAGAGACAAATCTACAACTATATTTAATGGATATGTTATAGGTACGTCTAGTTCTATTGTAGGACAACCTGCTATTAGTTCAGGAACATTAAGAGTTCCAGTACAATGTAAAAACACAGAATTTGTTATGGATATAAAAAGCGACTCACATCTACCAGTATATATTGCTGATGCTGAAGTTGAAGGTTATTACCATACACGTTCAAGAAGGATATAATGGTTAAAGAAAATTATGTACGTAAAGCTATAATAGCAGATGCGTTGGAGTTATCTCCTAAAATTAGAAAAGGTGACAGAGAAGAAGTTATGGCTTCTGATGGACATAGTCCGTTAAGAGCTTTAGTAACACCTTTTACTTATGATAATGCAAAAATATACAGTATTATAGGTACAGAAAAAGAAGGTGTTATAGGAATGTTTGGTAGTAATCCAACACAACTACCTGAATATGGTGTTGCATGGTTATTGTCTAGTGAAAATTTATTTAAACATACTAAACAATTTTTAAAAGAATGTCCGTATTGGGTAGCACAAATGAGTCAAGGCTACGAATACATATACAATTTTGTAGACCAACGAAATTGGAAAAGTTTAAAATGGTTACAGTTTTTAGGATTTGAACCTAAAGAAAAAATAAACGATTATGGTATTGGTAAAATGCCATTTTTATTAATGATGAAAGAGGTAAATAAAATAGATGTGCGGAGTACCACAAGCCCAACTAGCATTAACAGCAATTAGTGTTGTTGGTAAAGTACAAGAATACAGAGAACAAAAAGCTCTAGCCGCTAGTAAACGCAGAGCTAACGCTATTACAATAGAAAATGCCAATAGAGCTTACATACGTGACATTAATAAAATAGACCAAGATAAAGTACAAGCTGACCAAGAAAAAACAGTAGCTAAAGTTAAAACTGATATGGAAAAGAAAAAGAAAATAGCACAAAATATTAATCTAAATGCAGGTAATAGAGTTGCTATAGTTCAAGATATAGGTTCTTTATACAATGATGAATACAATGAAAATAATAGAGATTACAAAGGTGATATGATTACACTTGGTGAACAAAGTATTGACGCATACGCAAACATGGCTAAAGTATATAATAGTATTGCACCAGTTACAGAACCTAGTAGAACAGGATTACTGTTAGACTTAGGTACAACTGCGGCTCAAGGATATATAAACTACGATACAGCAAAAAAGGCTAACACATAATGGCAAAATATAAATCAAGAATATCTAACAAATACATGGGCTCTGGTTTTGAGGGCTATGTAGCTTCAGCAAAAACAACAGAAGGATTAGAGTTAGCAAAAAAATTACAAGAAAGTGCTCTTACAGGTCAAAAATTATTAAATGTAAAAATAGACCAAGATAAAGATGAAGCTATTGATAAAATACAATCTTTATATTCTTCTGGTAAAAGCATGGAAGATATACAAAAAGAAATACTTGCAGGTAAACACCCAGATTTAACAGGTAAATTTATAGAAAAAACTACACAGTTTCATTTAGGTAAAGTAAAAGCGGCAGAAACAATTAAAAATATAGAAGCTAATAAAAACGAGTATGATTTTGAAAATAATAATTTAAACACATTTTACGAAAAATATTTACCAAATTTTGATGAAGCAGATAATTCCTATACTACAGGTTTTGCTTCTGTATTTAATACTTATAAAGCAGATGAAGCTGTAAAAGATGCAGAAGTTAGAAGTGCTTTTGCTTCTAAGAAAAAGATAGAAGAAGGTAGAGTACAGTTGTCTATTATACCAGATGAAAATTTAGAATCAGATTATATTAAAACATGGGAAAACTTAAACATAGATGTACCTAATACTGACGGTGGAAGTAAACCTAATAAATTATATACTAATCAAGAATTACAAGCTGTAATTATATCTGATGTAGAATCTATTGTTAATAGTGCAACAACTATGGAAGAAATAGAAAGAGCTGAAACTATTATGAATTTAGATATGGGTATAGGCAAAGATGGTACAAAATTAGGAACATTAAATGATAGAAAAACTACAGAAGTAGATGCTCTTAGAGCTAAGTTAGTTGCTAAGAAAAGAGCAGTATTACAGAACACTAGAGCAGATGAAGCGTATCAAAAAGGTAAAGCTGTAGAAGGTATATGGGCTGAAGCATTTGCACCTAATGAAGATGGTAGTCCTAAAAATAAAATTCAATTACAAGAAATACAACAAAAATTAAAACAATTTAATGACCCACAACTTGTAGCAACATTTGCAGATTTCTTTAATAAAAACAGAACAGTAAACAATGACCCTGCTGTTAGTTCACAATTTATGATAGATATTGTAAAAGGTGAATTTGATTCTTATGATGAAATGATAACAGAAATGTTAGCTAGAGGTGTACCTGAGTCTGAATTAGGAACAGCTAATATTAGATGGAATCAATATACTAAAGGTAGAGATGAAGGTTCTAGTCCTATATTTACAAGTAACGCTAATTATTCTGATAATGTTACTAAAGTATTAAAAGCAGTAGAAGAATCATTTAAACCTGATGCTAGTGGTTTACCTAATCCTAATGCTAAGTTTGCTACGTTTATTGCAAACAATTTTATTGAAAATGAAATATTAGATTATGAAGATAGATTTGAAAAAGAAAATAACAGACCACCTAGTAATGCAGAACGTAGAGCATTTATTATGGATTTAGGTAAATATGTAATTGAAACATATAAATCAGATAATGTAGCAGAACCAAAAACTTTAATACCATTTGAAGAAGCAAAAGAAAAGAAAGAAAAAGAAGAGTTTGAAAAGAAAGAATACGAAACTAATACAGCTAACACTATTCAAACTAATATAGAAAATGTAGATAATATTACACAACTTGTTAAACAAGGTGTTGAAAACTTTATACCATACGAAACAACTATTGGTGATAAAATAAATGTATTTACTGATGAAGAAGCAGAAGATAGAGATAGACAAATTAACAATTTAGTAAATACTATTCTTCCTCAAGCCTTTTCAGGTATAGAGCTTAATGATAGATTTATGAAATATCTAATGGATAACAATGTAAATATAGATTCTATTCTAACACCTATTGCAGAAGCTATTGGTAAAGATAATAATTACGTACTACAAAGATTAAAAATCTTAACATCTCAAGGAAACTAATAAATGACAGATTATAGTATTTTAAAAGAAGCAGAATCTAATGAAAACCAAGAAATAACAATTTTTGGTAATACAGTTAATCTACAAGAAGAAGAAGAAAAAAGATTAAGAAAAGCAAAAAATGCTGAGTCTGCACTAGAAGAAATACAAACAGAAAAATTTTATAATACTCTTAGGTCATACTATGGTTATAGAGAAGGTGAAGAAACAAAATTTAATAGTATGTCTCATGCAGATTTATTAGAATATTTTTACGAAGATAGGTCATGGAGAAACAATAACTCTGTATCTATGGGTATGGATATGGCAAATTCTATGACTGACACTGCTCCAAGACTACAAGAGTTTTCATACATACAACAAACTTACGAACAATTACCGTCATTTTGGAATGACCCTAACAGAAGTTTTGGTGACTGGTTAGTAGACAACGGTGGTGCTATGATACTAGACCCAATAAATTTAATTGGGTTTGGTATTGGTGGTCAAGCCGCAAAACAATCATATAAACTAGCATTAAAAGAAGCACTTAAAGGTAAGATAGCTAAAGAAGTATCTAAAAAAGTTATACTACAAGCACAAAAAGAAGCACAACAAGCGGCTATGGGACAAGCTATTAAGAAGGGTGCATTGTACGAAGGCTTTATTGGTGCAGGTATTGCAACAGGTCAAGATGCTATGCTACAAAACACTGCAATAAATACAGGTGTGCAAGATGAGTTTTCATTAAAACAAATGGCATTTTCTACTGCGGCAGGTTTTGGATTTGGTACAGTATTTGGTGGTGCATTTTCTTATGGTGGATTCAAACTAACTAACAGACAATTAAAAAATACATCTATTAAAAACTTAGAAGATTTACATAACTACGGTAGAAGTACAATTACAGGTAAAAGATTGTTTGCAGATTTGTCTACTAAAAAAGATAAAAAATCATATTACAAAAATTTAACTGATGCAGAAATAGATGATATTGAATATAAAAGTAAATTAGATGGTAAAGATATTGATGCACAAATTAAAAAATTAAGAGAAACTAGAATTGATGGGTCATCTAAACCACCTAAAGAATTATTAAATTACACTAAATACAATCCAAAGTCATTAGCTATGTATTTAAAAAATACAGCAGATAGATTATTAGCTGATGGTACTATTGAAAGAAAAGTAGTTACTGTAAAAGAAGTAGAAGAACAAGCTAGAATATTAGGTTTAAATCCTGATGAAGTTATTAAATTAGGTAAATCAAGAGCTAAAGCAGATAGACAACTGTATGCAGAAATATTAGCTCATGGTGATTTAATGGCTAAACAAACTGATGATATGATTAAGTTGTCTAATCAGTTACATAAACAAAACATTACACCTACAGAAGAAAGAAAAATAATAAAAGAATTAGAAGTCAGAAGAAAAATGGTTGATGATATATTAATCAATCAAAAAGACATGACTCAAAACATAGCAAGAGCTCAAAGATTTCAACAAATAAATAAAGATGCACAAAGAGCGGCAGAGTTAGTCCTTAACCCTGAAGACCCTAAATTAAAAAACCTTCAAGAAACTAATCCAAAAGAATTTTATAAAGCACTAGCTAAATTAGATAATGATGAACAAGTTATCTTAGCACTACAACATGCACGTAAAGTTGGTAAGTGGGATTTAGTTAATGAATTTATAAACAATAACTTACTATCTTCACCAGATACACACATAATTAATATAGTGTCAGGTTTAGTTCAGACACAATGGAAACCATTAATTATGTTAGTTAGAGCGGCTAACCTATCTATTACAGATAGACAAAGAGCAGGTACATTAGCAATAGAAGCAATGGACACTTACATTATGCAATATGTATACATAGCTCATGCGTTTAAACAATTTGGTAAAAGTTTTTATTTAGGTAGAGGTATTATAGATAGTAAACAAATGAAGTTTGATAACGCTATGCGTCAAGGACAACTACAACAATTTATTAATGCGTCTGGTGAGTTACTTACTGAGCCATTAGGTTTTGTAGGTAAAGGTTTACAGAAGATGGTAGTCAATCCTGTTGCTTATGCAACAAGTATGCCTATGAGATTTTTAACAGCAGGTGACGAATTTCTTAAAACTATAATGTATAAAGCTAGAAGAACAGCACAGATACACGCACAAATAAGAAATGAAACAGGTTCATTACCATTGTTTAGTAAATTAGATAAAGATAGTTATAGAAAAAGATTTAAAGAAATAACAAGTGAATACGAAAAAGGCATTGGTGAAGCTATACCTACAACAGATATAAATGCAAGGTCTGGTATATTAGAGTCTAGTAGATTAGAAGTTAATGACCCATTACAATATGCTAGAGAAGGTACATATACACAATCAGCATACTCTATAAATCCTGCTACTGGTAAAACAGAACAAGGTGTTACAGGTGCTACATTAAGTTTTACAGCAAAACATAAATGGGCTAGAGCATTAGGATTACACTTTATTAATACACCTGCTAACTTGTTAAAATGGAATTTTGAACAACTACCTTTAATTAGAAAAAGCATTGTGTCTGTAAGACATTCATTAATGAAGGGTAAAGATGGTAAATACTTAAATCCTGAAGCGGCGGCTGAAGCTAATGCACGTATGCAAATGGGTATGGCGTTATGGACATCAGCTTTCTTTGCAGTAAAAGCAGGTAAATTTACAAGTGGTGGTTCAAGAGATTATAAAGAAAATCAAGAAAGAGAAAAAACAACTGGTTGGCAACCATACTCATATAAAACTAATGATGGTAGATATATTTCAGTAAATAGACTTGACCCAATTATGATGCCGTTTTTAATTATGGCAGATATGTTTGAAGTTATTAATAAACATTTAGAAACTAATGAAGACTTACCTAGTGAAGCAGAAAACACTATGTTAGAATTATCTATGGGTGTAGTAGCTAGTTTAACTAGAAACATTCAATCTAAATTTTATCTTAAAAATATTATAGAAACAGCAAACTTTTTATTTAGTGATGATTTTGCTAGAAGTAGAGCACCAGATAGAGTTGGTACTTCTATCTTTGCAAGAACATTATACAAATTCTTTCCATTATCAGGTGGATTAAGATATTTAAGTAGAGTAGAGATGGACGAGCATAAAGAATTATTAACTTTATCAGATAGATTAAAAGTATTAATGCCACAAATTGTAGATAAAAATAGTATTATGCCAAGACGTAACATGTTTGGTGAAGTTATAAATAGAAAAAATGGTTGGTTATTTGGTCTTGGTAAAAGGTCAGGATTAT